GAGCCTGTCGTGTTTGTTTTTAATGCCCTGTTCCCAAAGGCGGCGTTGTCTGAACCAGAGGTATTTACCCCAAGAACTCCAATCCCATCAAATCCTACACCGGAACCACCAAAAGCGGAGTTTCTAACGCCCGATGTATTGGCCTGCAAGGAGGCATAACCAAACGCCGCATTGTCAGCACCGGAAGTGTTTCCCGCAAGTGAGGCCAATCCCACAGCGGTATTGCCTACACCAGAAGTATTTGCCGCCAAAGCACTAGCACCCACAACGGTATTGCTGCCAACGGCACTTCCGCCTCGGCCTACGGTGAGTCCGTAGACAGTCAGGTCAGTACCTGCGTACAGCAAATTAGCGGAATCGGTTTCAAGCCCGCCGGTAGTGGAAAACACCACACGGCCCGAGGTTAGGCCGGTGTTGGTGATGGAGGAGAACACACCCGCACCGGAGATGTTGGACACCTTGATGAAGTCGGAGCCGTTCCAAGCGCAGACTGCCGCCTCGCCCTTGATGATGGTCACCCCGGTGGTGGGGCCAGCGCCGCGCAGCACGATGCTCTGGGTGCTGGAGCTTTTGTTGATGACGATGTAGGTCTTGGACTGGGCCGGGGCCGTGATGTTGCGGGTTACTGTACCAGCGGCTGTCCACAGGATGATGGCTTCACGGGACTCGTTGGCAGCGCCGGTCGTCGTGGTGAGCGTGATGTCTGCGTCTGTGCTGATTGTGGTCGTGCCCGCAATGGCAGAGTCCAGCAACGAGGTGATTTCGGTGTTGACCGTGTTGCCCCATGTACCCGACAGTTCTCCCGTGACTGGAAGTGCCAGACCAAGTAGGGATGTGTATGCTGTAGTCATGTCATCGTTCTCCAAGAGAGGGACTCTTCATCCCATTCGTACATATTGTCGTCCACAGGCTGCGCCACGGGCGGCTGCCACAAGCAAGTAGCTTCATCCAACGTCCAGCTATTGTAGGTCTTTGGCGGTATAAACGCATCTCTTTGAGAATCATAGGTGTAGCCAACGCCAGCGTAGTTCTTTCGGAATGGTGTGCCACCCAAAACATGAACTCCACCTTGGGTGTTGTAGCTTGTACGCTTCCACACATTGCCAGTCTCATTCTGGTAAATGGCTTCACCGTCGTAAGGGTAGTCAACCCCAACGATTACACGTAGGACTACGTTGTTTTCATCAAGTTCAGCAAAGTGTGCCATGATTAAAAAACTATGTTCCCTGTGCCAGCAGTAAATTTATACACTTTGTAACCAGACCTAGATACTGTATCGGAAACATTGTTTCCAGCAGAACCATTACAGGTTAGCCCAACAGCTACAGAGGTTAAATCCGTAAAAGTATTTAGGTACGCAAGAACTACAACACCAGAACCGCCGGTGAATCCTCCAGAAGTATCACTGCCACCGCCACCACCGCCACCTGTGTTTGCTGTTCCAGCAGAACCAACAGTAACTGCTGACCCATTACCACCACCACCTGTGCCGCCTGTCCCCGCTGAATTAGTTGCAAATTTACCGCCGCCACCGCCACCAGCATAAGTTACAGATGTGCCTGTGATAGAGGATGCTGTACCAGCACCGCCATTTCCGGCATTAACATTCGCTAATGCGCCGACTGCGCCAGCACCACCACCACCGCCGCCCGTAAATTGGGCACCGGTTGAACCACCGCCTGTATTTCCTTGGCTCGGTGATGTTGATGGAGTATTACCAGCACCACCTGCGCTACCTCCCGAACCTCCACCACCACTTCCGCCGGTCTTTCCTGTTTGAGGACTAGTATTAACACCACCACCGCCTGTAGAAGTAATGCTGCTAAATACTGAATCTGAACCATTAGTGCTGCCAGTGTATACCGCTGTATTTGTACCGGGTGGACCACCTCCGCCTACGGTAACCGTAATGTTAGTGCCTGCCGTAACAGCAAACCCTGTATCAGTACGGTATCCACCTGCTCCGCCGCCTCCGCCATATCGACTAGCACCGCCGCCACCTCCAGCAACCACTAGGTAATCAACTGTTGAGGTAACGTATCCGGGCCAAGCGCCAGCTTGTTTGCCTTGCATTTGCTCGGTCTGAGTCCAAATACCTACAGCGGCAGAACTACTATTGGTAGCAGCCGTAGCAGACCGAATGGACCCCTTAAACCGATTCATCAGCTAATTGCCTCGTAGGTAGCAACCATCTCAATGGAGTTTGTCGTGCCTGATGTCACCACAATACTCTGTGTTTCACCTACATAAAGCATGGTGCTTTTATCAACTACCACAAGAGATGAATTACCCGGAACGCTAGTCTGAAATGCCAGCCGGTAGGCTGTACCGCCGCCACTGATTGCACTGTTAATGGAGACTGTAACAACGGCAGCAGTTCCCGTAACATTGGTGGCTGTCATAGTGTCAATCTTATTGACCGTTCCAACCGCAGGGGTCAACGCAGTCCAAGCAGTTGCCGTTGTGGTTGTAGGTACAAGGTACGTTGTCGCTCCAAGGATGGAGGACACATTGACCATATTTGGATTTGCCATAGGATTCCTTTAGATGCCAAACACCATCGCCATGATAATTGCCTTGCCTTCGGTAGCTGAATTATTGGCTGGGTAAGTGACAAACACTGTAATGGTTGCCCCAAACGTACTGACAGCGGCGTTACTGTTGCTGGACGAGATGACTGTTGTGCGAGTTAAAGTTGGGCCAGCGGTTGCGTATGTGCCAATCCCTACTTCCCAGTTTGTCCCATCCGTCGCAGAGTAGTACGTGGTGTTGGTATCGCCAATTACAGCAAAACTTTGAAAGCCTGTTGAGGTCGTGCCTAGTGTGAAGCTGACAGTCGTATTGGCTGTAGCTGCTACCTGTACGCGGTCTGCTAAAACAAGTGCCATCTACGTTCCTAAGTAGTGTTATCTACCAGCACCCAGCCCGGTGTCTGGTTCGTTCCAATTGTACCCCAGCTAGGTGTTTGCCCAGTGGTAACTGTAGTCCAGCTTGATGTTTGCGCGTTGGTTATTGCTGACCACGCTGCTGTCTGTGCGTTGTTGATATTTTGCCAGTTTGCTGTCTGGCTGTCGTCAATAAGCTCCCACAGCGGTCGGATTAGACCCGCACTTCCCGAGGCAGAAACCCCGGACAGCGCCACCGTAATACCAACCCCAACGCTGCCGACCTGCCCCTCTGCGGATACAGTCTTAATATTGATTGGAGGGACTATTGTTCCAACACCGCCATTGGCTTGTACGCCAGTGAGCGCAGCTTCTTTTGCAAATATGACTATACCAGCCGCTCCAGCAGCAACTACCCCAGTGAGGGTCAAAGTTTGGCTGGTAGTAACAGAGCCTACTGCACCCAACGCTTGATTGCCTGAGATGACAACCGTGATGCTTGGCGTAACTGTCCCCACAAAACCTGCGGCGGAGACCCCCGTGATTGCTTTTGACAGGCTGTACGCTACCGTACCAACTGCACCGTTAGCCTGAACTTCGCTTATAGCTCGCGCCAAACTGTAGGTGACCGTGCCTACCGCTCCAGCAGCTTGCACCCCGGATAGAGCAATAGAGACCCCTACAGAGACACTATTGACCGTCCCGGTAGATTGAACGCCAGATAGCCCGCCCGCAGCCGTGGCACTGAACGGCGCAGCGGAAAACGGGTTTATACCAAACATGGTTTACACGGCGTATAGCCGCCCCGCTATTAGGTTGTAGCCAGACGCAGCAGTGCAGTCGTCGTGGTGTTGGACGGCATCGTCAGAGTTAGGGTTCCCGCAGTGATGGTCTGCGAGGAGAACGTGTGGACGCTGATAGCCTTGTTATTCTGGGTGGAGTTGTAAATCAACACCGTGTCGAATGCCGTGGTTAAGGTCACAGTCGTGTAGACCAAGCTGGCAGAAGAAGTCCAATACCCTACCCCTGCCGTTGCCGAAGAATTGGTGGAGGTAGGAGCCGTTGCATTGGTAACCGTAATGCCGCCAGCCGTGTATCCTGTACCAGAGACTTCTCCAGTAACTGAATACGCCGTGGTTGCCGCGTTGTAAGTGGCTGAAACCAAGTACAAGGCCGCTTTCAACGTATCAGTAGTTGGGGCAGTCAAGCTACCGCGAGACACAATAGTGGAAGCGCCAAGTTGGTGTTGACCCAGCATCAGTTCCCCAAGGAACGAAGTACACATTGATTGGGTGTTTGCCACAGTAATTCCCCTTAAAAGGTTGCAGTTTCGCCACCAGCAAAGCTGGGGGATTGTTTCAGCGTCACATGAGCAGACCGGTGAACCAACTCACCATCTAGCCAGTATTCCGTCCACGTAGTGAACTCATTGTCGTTGTCAACCTCGCCAGAACGATGTTCCAGCAGGGAGGTATCCATCTCACCTTTGGTCGTAGTAACAATCAATTTGAACTCCTGATAAGTGCGGTGGTGGAAGTGTTAGCGGGCATGGTGATTGTAAAGGTCGTGGTCGAGATTTTGTCTGCCCCGAAGTCAATCACTGCAATGGATTTGTTGCCTTGCGTCACGTTGTAAATCAGAGCACACCGGGCCGTCAAAGCCGCCGTCCAAGACGTATTTGCAAAATTTACATAGGCCGTGTAGTCCGAGGAACTGATGGTCACCCCAGTTAGAGTATTGCCGCCTGCTGTATAACCAGACGCTACAACCTCGTTGGTCGCTGAGTAGACCGTGGTGTCCGCATTCAAGTTTGCATTTCCGGTGTACAGCGCAATCTTGAGGGTGTCCGTGGACAGGTTGTGGACGGCCTGATACAGCTCCTTCTTGAAGCTGGTGGTCTGAGTTTGGACGATTGACATCAGCTAACCTCAACCCTGAGCTGACCGCTGCGATAGGCGTCTTGGCGCTCCATTCCATCGCCCAGGCGTTTGGCAAGAGCAAGTGCCTGCACGTACTTTTTCTCAACCAGGGCAACCAAGTCGGCCTCACCCTTCATGTATGTGTAGGCCTCTACCAGAGAGCCGTAAAGCAGCACAGAGTCAAAGTTGTCGCCAAGCCATGTTTGTCCACTGGCTGCGGTGGTGATTGACTCGGGGTAGTAGTAGTAATGAAGCTCAGCGGAATACGTAACCCCCGGAGTTGGGCCGAGGATAAAAGACAATTCATTGCTGATTACAGAACTAGCGACAGTCGGGCCAAACAAAGCGTAGTACTTGGGAAGTCCCGTGCTTGTTGGGTTGGGATAAGCCTCGCGCATGAAGTTCACATCCTTGTTCAACAAGTACGTGTAGTCTCCACCGCCGGAAGGATATACAGCCAAAGAGTAGGGAGCCAAAAAGTCATCCGGGCAAGACAGGTACTTGTTGTTTGCCGTGATTGTCCCCGTCACGTTCTTGCGCAACGATGGAAACTGAACCGTGTTATAGATGCGCTGCTCTGCCTGTGTAATGAACAGGTTTACATTCACCGTTTGAAAGGTGTTCTCCGTGTAATCGGAGATCGCAACTACAAGCGCGGCATAGTTCATCCCATCATTCCCCGCGCCATCACGCCTTTAGTGGCTGCACCAGTACCGCGAATTTTAATTCCGCTGGTTTTAGGTGGCTCTGCACGTTTGTTGGATAAGCCACCCAAAGAAACATTCATTTCCGCAGGGTTGCTCATGTTTGGAGGATAAACTTCGCTGCCCTTTGCAGCCATAGGTTTGCCATCCATTGTGTGAGGAGCTGCATAGACGCTGGCTGAGCCAACTTCTTTGCCACCTTTTTTCATTGTGTATGCCATGATTTACCCCGTTTTTTGACTTGCCGCACGCGACATGTTACGACCAAGGCGCATACGGTCATCCGTAGTAGGCCCGCCCTTTTTCAATTTCAGCGTAGTGCCCTTACCGCCTTTATGCTCTTGGGCATCATGCTGTTTGAACGCTTTTTTGATCATGGCCTTGTCTTGCGCCTTGTCACTCTTCATACCTTCTTTAGCCATAATGGACTCCTATGAAACCGTTACTGTACCAACACTTGTGGTTCCGACCAAATAATTGGGAGTCAAAACCGCATCAAAACTACTAGCACCACCAATAGGATTCCAGCCCCATTGGATGTCTCTAGAACCGCCGGTTGAAGCGCCTTGACTTCCCAAACCAGCAGTCACATATGTCGTGTCCGGGCGGGGCTGATACACCGCCTGGGGATCATTGACTGGGTACATGCCAAGCTGCAATTGCGGCTGATCAGGATCCCAGCACTCTTCACAAACTTTCAACTGGTAGAGTTTAGTCTTAATGACCTCAACCTTCAGTTGTTTCAACTTATATTGTTGGCCGCACCGATCACATTCGGCAATTGAATATTTGCCAGATGCATATGGCGAGGTCATTACATCCCACCTCCACCAATAAAGGACATGCGAGGAACCAAGCGCAAGGTTGCTTTCTCGCGGTCTTCACCGGCCGCAAGCTTGAACTGTTCTTCGTAAACTGCCTTTAGCATGTCAAGCCGTCCCATGAGTTCGGGCACTTTCATGGCTATGTAGTAGGCCAAGCCAGCCGCCATGCAGGGCAAGAACCTGAAATTTATGTCGGCCGTTTCAACGCCTTTACCAGCATCTTGAATCCGGCGCAACCGGTAGTAGACAAACTGATAGGTCTGTGATCCATCGGGCGTAGGCCACACTGTTATAGCTGGCAATTGGGGAACATTAACAGCTGTTGAAGTTGTATGGGATACAGCCGTTGTGTTGTTCTGTCCGCGAAACACCCCACCAAGGGTATTCCCTGATATGTAGGTGTAGTAGATGTCTTCACTGTCCAGGCGGATGTATCCAGACCCAGCGAGGTCAACAACCGTGCTTAAGGTAATTGAGTCGGAGGTTGCTGTGATTGCGCTGCTAAGGATTGCAGTTGTTGGTCCAACTTCACCAGACAGACGTTGAATCCAGACTTGGATGGGGCGACCCTGAACCAGCTTGTTAGGAATTGTTGCGTAGGTAGAAACACTAATCCTGGTAATGCTCAGGTCCGCCTGGGTTGACGCAACATTGGGTTGAGTGCGGATCACATGGTCCAGCAGATCAATCGTGTCTGTGGGTAGGGCGTATGTATTCAGGCCCTGGGTCAACGTAATCGTGCCCGTCTCAATGGTCCACATGTTTATGCCACGGTTTTGCCACTCAATGGTCATTAGGTTCAATGACCTACGAGCCGTGCGCAAATCGTAACCAGAACGCATCTCGCGCCCAGCCCGCTCCCAAGCCTCTTCAGCGAGTTCCGTAAACTCTAGGTTGAAAGCTGAGGTCCCGGTAGTTGACATTATTTCTTCCTTGCGGCTCTCATGTTATCGATGAGATTGGGATATGGCCGTCCAGCAGCTTTTGCCATAGCTTTTGCCCCCGCCTTTTTGGCAGAGCTTAACTTTTTGTGGGTTTTTGCTGGGTTGGGCTTGTCCCACACATCTCCGCCATCCTTAAAGCGCACGTTATAACGTACACCAGCATTGGTAACCTGGCCTTTGTAATCTTGGTCTTTTGGCTTATAACCGCCACCCTCAAGCCAAGCTTGAACATCAGAATCTTTGGATAGCTTTTTGGTATACGTAGCCCTGCCACCACCACCAATACCACCATAAGCGTCTTTTGCAATCTCTCCCTGCAATGAAAGTGGAAAATTTGAGTATTCTGGTTCCAAATTTAAGTTTAGGGGTTTTTTTGTTTTACCCGACTCACCACCGTCACTCATCTTCTTTACTTCACCACCCTTTTTGTACTCGGTAAAGTCGGTGTCATCCAGCCGCGCTTT